TCTATCAACATATTCTTCCTTGTTAGTATAATGAAAACTTGGGTCTGGAAAGTCTCTCATTATAAAGTGATTAGGATTAAATGTTCCTATGTAGTATATTACTAGTGTATAAAAGGCACCTGCAATTACTTGATAAAATATATTAATTATTTTGTTTATCGTTTGCAATTAACTCTCTCAACATTTTATACATACTTGAATATATAGCCGTCCCACGCCATATATAATCTTTAGTTTCTCTTTGTTCTTTTTTTAATTCTTTTAGAATTTCTTCTAATACCATTCTTCTATTATTGAAAGGTTTTACTTTTGCCTTTTTATTTTTACTCAAAAGATTGCCTAAAAAATATGGTTTCTTATTTGACATAAGCAATATAATGGTATCCACCAACATTTTCTGGCAATTTTCTAGATGTGAAAACCAATTTCTCTGAAAGTTTTTGTAATTGTTTTTGTAATTTTTTTCTTTGTGTCTCTGTTAGATTATCTTCTAAATCTTGACCCCAATTACCAGTATAATATGTTATGCCTGGTGATGATTCAGCACTTTCTTTTAAATATTTTTTCAAGTACTTCGGTGTTTCTAATAATTGTTTTTTAAGATATTGGTCTATTTCTTTGCTCATGATACCTCCTTTACTTCTTGAACAACACATTTCGGTATTATTGTAGAATTACCACATTCATCAATACTACCATCTTCTTTAAAATTGAAATCACTAACCAATCTAATGACTTCATTCTCATCACTAATTAAGAAACCTGTACTTAGACATCTAGGTAAGTTTTCTTCTTTTATATCTTCCACACTTCGCCATGATGAATCAGATGTTATATCAATCCAATATACATGAACAAACTTGTAGGGAATCTTTTTAACTTTATTCACAATCTGGTTCTTCCTCAGTTTCAGTTTTAGTATCTTCTTCTTCTGATACTGTAATTGTTATAATCGGTTTACCATCTACGACCATTGTCATAGTTTTAGATTCTGCTCTTGCTGTAGTTACACAAAAAACTAGAGCAGTTATTAATAAAAATGTAGTTAATCTCATTAGTGTATACTCCTCGGTTTATTCATTTGTTCTTCCATATCTTCTTCATACTGTTCTTCGAGAATATGATACTCTGCTAATAATGTATCTATGTAATCAATCAAATCTGAACTTATTTGAGTTTTTGGTTCTATTAACTCAACACTTGCCTTTATCAGAAGTAATTGGTCTATCATTTTAAGGTATTCAACCATTTAACAACTCCTTAACTTTAATTAAATTTTTATATTCTAAAACTTCTTCAGACATACTGTTAATACATCTTTTCAAAATACCACCATTTCTTTCTAATACAAAATTTAATGGATATATTTCAACATCTATAAAGAAGGCAGCTGTATCTTCATCAACTGTTAATGTTCTTTCATGTTCAACTCTAAAAGTCAAATCATCTAGGGATTTAATTTCAGGTCTTTCATAAGATGGATGATTATTCAATCCTTTTAAGGATGATATTGCCCATGTGTGTCTATGAAAAGATTTACCACTTGTCATAGCACGCCAAATACCATCACTAGCTTTTCTTAAAGTTTCTCCATCAGCAACAGGTTCATGTACTTCTGATAGTGTCATACCATTTACCTTTTTAGGATTCCACCCACTTGCCATTGCAACAAAACATGCTTCAACTTTTCCCTTATGCATGATGATAACATCATCAGGTATTTCTAAACCCATTTCTATAATGTCTAGAAAAGGTTCTATGTTCATCGCCTCAGAAGTTTTTTTAACTAACTTCTTTTCTACTGCAAGGTCTGATTCAAATGACATATCACCCATTAATCTATTATATTCTGAAAGTCTTTCTTCATATAAGTCTTGAGGATAGTCTTTGAATTTTACAGTATTAATAGGTGTAAATCTAGGATTCATGTCAAAGGGAATCTTGATTAGTCCATTAAAGTTTGCAAATGTTACGCCATAATTCATATTATATTCCTTGTCTGATTTAATGATTCCATTATACAGGAACTAAAACAAGGTGTCAAGCACTTTTTTATTTATTTACTCTGGTTTAACAAAATCATCATTCCAACCGAAAGCGGTTTTTACTGCTGAAGCGGTTAGTCCTTTATAGACATTATGTAATTTTTTGTCTTTTACATTACATAATAATTCTGCCTCATCTTTGTGAAGTCCTTCTAGTATCTGAATGAATAAAGTTTCTTTTCTTGTTTTAGATAATGTATTATCTCCGCCAACAAGAAAATGCCATAGTTTACTAGATTCACTTTCTAGTACTGTATGTTCTGTACCAGCTGGTGCCTCATTCTCCATATATGGTGGTTTGCCAGGTGGCAAGTCCCATTGTAATTTAGGGTCAAATGCACCTTTTAAGATTCTTCTTAAACCTGGTGTATCATTCTCTTTCAAGATTTCTACTTTTTTTGATTTTACTTTTGCATTGTTTACTTTAGTAAATACTTCACTAAACAAAGGTTTGCCTGTTCCACCTGCAGCCATAGTTTTCATAGCTTCTGGTGCAATAAGATTTGGGTTTCTTTCTACCATAATATTACCTCATATTAAAAGTCATTTATATTAGTCATTAAATTTTTCAGTTTGTGGTCTATAAAATATTGTAGTAGTTTAGAACTATTAGGTATTTCATATGACCTGTAAGTATTTATAATTTCCTCTTGTAACGATATTGGTATCTCACCTAAGTCAATTAACTTCTTATTTCTCTGATAATTTAATCTAGTTATACTACCTAGTGGTATGTTATCTAACTCAGCCCACTCTCGTAATCTTTTCTTGTGTATTGGTTGTTGTTTTTCACCTGTTACAAATACATTATCATCACTTAGTATATTAGGTATACCGTCTGAACGGTCACCTTTTATGATTTGTTCATGTAAGTATTTTACAGGGTCTTCATCTTCAACAAATTTCTTTTGTATAGGACTATATTGTTTTACTTCATCATACTTATGTAACTGAATAAAATCTTTATCTCCTGATACTATCATTACTTTTTCTTTATTGTTATGTGCTTCTCTGCATAGAATTGCAATGATATCATCTGCCTCTGCATTATCAATTGCTAATACCATATAAGGAAAATTTTCTTTTATCTCTTGTCTTACAACTGTAATGATATCGAAAAGGTCATCCCATTTGTCCGAACTCTCTTGTGTTTCTAATCTAACTTGTTTTCTTTGATACTTATAATTAGGAAAGTATTCTCTACGCCAAGGGTTTGCTGAATCAGCACATAATATAGGTCTACCATATTCCTCTTTAAACTTTAGATTATACCCTCTAATACTATTTAAGACCATGTGTCTAAACATATCTATATTGGGTGCTTTTTGACCTCTTGTCTGTGCCATATAATTAGATATAAGCACTTGATTTAAATCAACTAAAATCATTTATCATCATCCTCTTCTGGTAAAGGTATTTCAAAATCCGGTTCAAAATGAATTTCTTTTCCCTCATCACCAAAATCTAATTCTTTTTGTTGCATGTCTTTTGATTCTAAGACATTACCATAATTTATTATAGGTTGAACTTGTCCATCATCATCTCTGACATCTATTATCTTATCAATAAGAACTTGTGCAATATGTTTTTTACCCATATCTCTATAAATTAGTCCTCTGCAAATTTCAGTAATTAGTGCTATATCACCATAGAAATGTGGTTTTGAAATATCACAACCACCATCAACTAATCTTCTAATTAAATCTACCGCAATATCATCAATTAGGGTTTCTATAAATTCAACTTCTTGTTTTTGATAATTTACTTCTTCAGTCAATCTATCAATATCATCATTAGATATCTGAAACTTTTTACCTGTAGGAAATTGAATTACATTATTATTATCATCATCTTTGCTCAACTTTTTCTCCTTTGAAATTAACTAGACCTTGGTCATCTAAGTATTCAACTAACTGATGATATCCTCCAATCAATTCTCCGTTAATTTTTATCTGTGGCATTGTTCTAACATCTTTACCTATGTCTTTCTTAAAACTTTCAACAGAATCAAAATTTTCAAATTTCTTTTCTGTATATTTTAATCCAAGGTTATCTAACATAACCTTGGACTTAGAACAATAGGTACATCTATCTTTACTGTACAGTACTATTCTCATTTTCTATTTCCTCATTGGATGACATCATATCATCCCATATTGTATTTGCTTGACTATCTCTAGACTGATAAGCATCCACAGCCTGTTCTACTGTGTAGTTATACATCTTATTTAACTCACCCATAGGTAGTCTTAATCCAACATATGCACGATAATTACCATCTTTAGTAATTACTACATCTTGTTTAAAGACTTCATACCCACGAACAGGAGTATTTTCGATAGAATTGACAATGGCACTTTCAACTTCTGTAACCACTTCTTTACTTTGAGTTTTACCAACTTCAGTAATGAACTGCTTACTTTGTTTGTTCATTGTACCTTTTATCATATCAGCAATTTCAGATTTTGCAACCATCTTTGCCTTCTCAATCGCAAGGTTTAAATCAGGCGATACTGAAGTACCTGCCCCAAATATACACATACCTTCATGAGTTTCATCACCACACATTTTCATGTTTGTATAATCTGCCATAAACCAACCAGGTACTTGTGTAACAACATCACCACTTTCACTTTTTAAAGCGTACATTGGATTATTCATTGTTGATGTACATG